TGTCATTTTCTGGCCCTTTTTCTTATGCTCCTGTTTTCTAAGAGCACCTTTTTTGATACCCTTTACAGCTTTTTTAACCCAATTTTTCTTGGCTTCTGTCAATATTTCTTCAACTAGTAGATTGAACTTCATGTTATTATTTATATAATGAGGGTATGAATAAAACAAAAAAGCTCACTTGCATCATAACAGGTAAGAGCATAGTTATAAGCGGTGAGTATCTTCAGAAGAAGATAGAAGAGTACGGTACAGAAGAAATCTTAGATAAGATGTATGTCTGTAAAGAAGTAAAAGGTTTCTTAAAAAGAGGTTACAAAATTCTAGAAATTAGAAAGCTTCTTAATGTACCTGCTGATGAAGACTTGCCAGCTAAAGATATTATAGATGCATTGGAAGCAGAGTATCAAAAGACAGCAATCAAAGTAAATGATATTAGTAGCTCTGTTAGTGCGCTTACATCTTTTACCTATAATAAATCGGATGAAGATGTTGAAAAATTCATTAACACATTTATAATTAAGTAACAACATGAATACAGTATACTCAATGATTAAAAAAGATGACAGTAAGTTGGCAATAGTTAATACTGCCAATGGTCAGACACGTAAATTGCTTACTGTAGATGGTATAATAACTAGCGGACCAAACATATCTGGAGAGATAGCTACCGTGCAAGTAAAGAAAGGCAACGTTGTTAAGATGTATGTTTATGATTTAAAGTCAGGTAACGTAAAAAGAATTTTCACAGTATGATAGATATAGAATTAATACACGAACCAGTTTCTGAAAAAGAATTTATAACATTACCATATAATAAGTATCCGATACTATTTTTAGGCTTTGTTATTCATAACGAATACGATAATAAAAGAATTGAGCTAAATCCAAAATATAACCCTCAAAGTTTTTTTCATATCACTAAAGCAGGTCCTCATTTGCAGGTACTTCCTTTAAAAGGGGTGTTACTAAAACCTAACGCTAGTATGGTGAAGGTTATTAATGCTATTGTTAATCAAGAGAAAACCGGTAATATAGGATTAGTAACTTATGAGAATTTAATTTCGCAATATAACCTTTCGTGTAAGAATACGTATAAACATTTTCAGAAAGGTGTATATCCTATAGATTTTAACAATCTAAAAAGTATATGCGATGATAGTTTTAACGAAGATAAAAAAATATTCCAGCACTTATTGAACTTAAAAGAGGATGTCTTTGATTTCCAAAAATTTGCCTCTTTGAAATTGTTTATACTTTCTGTATAGGCTTTTCGGTTTACCATTAAATAATTTTCCAACTATGATTTTTAACGAACAGATTTCCCGCAAACCAAATCACTATCCATGGACAGAAGATTTTATTGAATCCATGCATAATGGATTCTGGACTGACAAGGAGTTCAGTTTTAAATCAGATGTGCAGCAATTCAAAGTTAAGCTAACAGATCAAGAAAGAGAAATTATTATCCGTACTCTCTCTGCTATTGGTCAAATAGAAGTTGCTGTGAAAACATTTTGGGCAAAATTAGGAGAAAATTTACCCCATCCTTCGTTGCAAGATTTAGGCTACGTTATGGCTAACACAGAAGTTATTCATAACAATGCTTACGAAAGATTGCTTACAGTTTTAGGCCTTGAAGAAGTATTTGAAGAGAATTTAAAGCTTGAATGGATACAAGGCAGAGTAAAGTATCTTAAAAAGTACACACATCGTTTTTACAAAGAACATAAAAAGCAATACCTATATGCTATTATTCTCTTCACTTTATTTGTAGAAAACGTTTCATTAATGAGCCAGTTTTATATTATTAACTGGTTTGCACGTAATAAAAACGTACTTAAAGACACTGACCAACAAGTTAAGTATACTCGCAACGAAGAGAACATACATGCTTTAGTTGGTATAAAAATTATCAATACCATTAGAGAAGAACATCCAGAACTTTTTGATGACGAGCTTACAGAAAGAATACTCTCTGAAGCCAAAGAAGCATACGAAAGTGAAGCTAAAATTATTGATTGGATGGTTAACGGTATCAAGGAAGATGGTTTATCAGCAGCTCACTTAAAAGAAGTAATAAAAGACCGTATAAATGAATCTCTCAAAAGTATTAACTTACCTACCGTATTTGAAACAGATGAAAAGTTACTTAAAGACACTGCATGGTTTAATGAAGAGTTGTTAGGCAATAATATGACCGACTTTTTTCATTCCCGTCCCGTTGAATATTCAAAGAAATCTCAAAGTTTCTCGGAAGACGATCTGTTTTAATCTAACCTCTATATTATAATATAATTATGTCAAACAAAGATATCTATTGGCTAAATAATGACTCACGTAAATTTCTTGCAAGAGGTTACCTATTAGAAAACGAAACCGCTGAACAGCGTATTAGAGATATTGCTGAAAAAGCAGAATACTATCTCAACTTGCCTGGATTTGCAGATAAGTTTGAAGGTTATATGCATAAAGGTTTTTATTCTTTAGCATCTCCTATTTGGGCTAACTTTGGCCGTAAGCGTGGTTTGCCAATATCTTGTTTCGGTTCTTATGTTGATGACGACATGGACGCTATTCTATACAAAATGGCAGAAGTGGGAGCAATGTCAAAATCAGGTGGTGGTACATCCGGTTACTTTGGTGCAATCAGACCGCGTGGTGCATTAATTGGTTCAGGTGGCGAATCTACCGGTGTACATCATCAGTTAACAGTATTTGAATCATTAACTGATTACATTTCACAAGGCAATGTACGTAGAGGTTCATTTGCTGCGTACCTACCAATTGACCATAAAGACATTGAAGAGTTTTTAAAGATTAGAAGTGAAGGCGATACTATTCAGAACCTTTCCATTGGCGTCTGCGTTACTGATAAGTGGTTCAAACAAATGGTTGACGGCGATAAAGAAAAACGTCGCATATGGGGATTAGTAATTAAGAAACGTTTTGAATCTGGTTACCCATATATCTTCTTTACAGATAATGCTAATAAACAAGCACCAAAAGTTTATAAAGATAAAGGTTTAAAAATACATCATAGCAATCTTTGTACAGAAATCATGTTATCTAATGGTGTTGATGAATCATTTGTATGTGATTTGTCTTCTCTAAACTTTGAAAAATGGGATGAATGGAAAGAAACTGATGCAGTAGAAACGTTAGTTTACTTCCTAGATTCAGTAATGACAGAATTCATCAATAAGACAGAAGGTATGAAATTCATGGAGCATCCAAGAAACTTTGCTATCAATCAGAGAGCTCTTGGTATTGGATCGTTAGGTTGGCATACATACTTGCAATCTAAAATGATTGCTTTTGAATCAATGGAAGCTAAACTTTTAAATACACAAATTTGGAAGTTTGTACGTACTAAAGCAGATTTAGCATCTGAACAACTAGCTAAAGAGTACGGTGAGCCGCCATTACTTAAAGGTTATAACCGCCGTAACGTTACTACATTAGCAGTAGCACCCACAACATCTAGTTCATTTATATTGGGTCAAGCATCACCTTCTATTGAACCTTTAAACTCTAATTACTTCACAAAAGATTTAGCTAAGGGTAAATTTACTTATAAGAACCCTTATCTTGAAAAATTATTAGAAAGTAAAAATAAGAACACAGATGCTGTTTGGAAGTCTATACTTGTAAAAGGTGGCTCAGTGCAGCATTTAGAGTTTTTATCTTCAGTAGAAAAAGACGTGTTTAAGACTTTTGGTGAGATAAGCCAGAAAGAAATAGTAATTCAGGCAGCAGCACGTCAAAAGTACATTGATCAAGGTCAATCATTAAACTTAATGATACCGCCAAATACTAAACCAAAGGATGTTAACGACTTGTTAATCTTTGCTTGGGAGAACGGTATCAAGAGTCTTTACTATCAACGTTCTGCTAACCCGGCACAAGAATTAGCACGTTCTATTTTAACATGCTATAGTTGTGAATCATAACACTTTTTTTATTATATAATATTGTGGACGGTAGCTGTACTTGCAATAATATTACATATAGAGAAATAATTCATTTAGTAGATAAACATGATGATATTAAGTCTATAGAAGACTTACAACAATATTGTCACTGTGCTGATAGATGTTCTCGTTGTTATTCGGATATAAAAGAAATCATTGATTTATTAAGAACGGAGAAATAAATAATTTTGCGGGCACTTAATCCGCATTATTATGACTAAACTAACTACATATAAATACAATCCGATAAGCAACATTGAACGGCTTTTTCAAGAGCAATTCAATCTATTCCCGATCTTTCATGATCTGGAAGAAGTATATAGAACAGGAGACACGGTCCGTTTTTCACAAGATGAAAAAGGGATGACTGTTGATATTGACCTACCAGGGGTCAGTAAAGAAAATACAGAAATGAATGTCGATACTAACACTAGAGACATTTATATTACTGCTAAGAAAATAGTAAGAGACCAACAAGGCCAAACAACAAAGACCTTCAATAGAAGCTTTGGCATTGGTAATGAGTTTGATCTTACTAATGTGTCAGCAAAACAAGTGGACGGGGTACTGTCAGTGTTCGTACCCAGAATGAAAAAAGATACATATCTTAAGAAAGTAAGTATCGAATAAGATATTACTTCTTAGTATGCCATCTTGGGCTTGCTGTAGCACGTGCTAACCCTGTGTTCATGATTGCTGCAGCAGCCCTCACCTCTGCATTTGAATCAAATAATGTGAGGGGTAAGTTCTTAAAGATATGTGAGTGATCGTAGCACTGTACAAAGTTATCATTACTATTAGTTGTTAACGTAACAGTTGCATCAGCAGCAGTAACTGTGCCTGAACCTGCAGCAACACCCGGTAAAGTAATGTTTGCAGTAAATTGTAACCCAGTTAACAATTTACCAAATAGCTTAGTTATTTCTGTTACCTGATATTCAACAGGAGCAGTAACGTGTTGTAAGTATGTTTCACCTTCAACCGATAACCCACCACCTACAATAACGTTATAGTTAACACCTAAACTATTATCAATATAAACTTGTCTTTGACGTTTATTGCGTAATCTTAATATTTCAGCAGATATATTAATAGTCTTTGCATCAATATTAATTTCATTTTCACTACCTAAATTGATTTGTTCACCGGCAATATTGGTAATAGTACCTGTAATGTTTGTACTACCTAATGATTTTAAATTTAAACCACCAGCACCTACCATTACATTAAACCTATTACATACATTTAAAGAGTAGTTACCGCCAGGTAAGTCCTGTACATGAACATATTCAACTAATGGACTTTCTTTATAGTTAACAAAAGTACCAAACTCATCAATTAGCATTTCATTAGTTAACATCTTACCGGCACCGTCATATCTAAAGCTACCGAAATTGTTAACAGCTAATCCTATTGTTTCAACTTTATGTTTAGCAATATTAATTATTTCACTACCACCTGGTCCTAATTGAGCTTCAATAGATGCTAACGTTGACATATTAGCTTCAATTAAAGTTTGTAGTAATTGTTTATTTGGATCAGGAGTCCATACACCGTCCTGTGATGATGTACTTAACCCTGGACCACCTAATCCCCAAATTGTTTGTGAGTCTACAACGTACCTATCTGCTGCAATTAATGATCCTGGTGTAAAGATAGGTTGCGGTATAACCGGCATTGGTAATATGTCAAAAATTTCCGGTTCATTTATTAAAGAATCAGATATGCTTAATTTACCACTGCCAATTGATACTGTAGCGTATACAGCAGTTTCATTAACACAACTATAAATGTCTGTACCATCTAATGCTGGGTGCGGTGCATATTCACCAGCTTGTACTTGCATTAAACTATTTCTTTTTATTACAATATTACCTAAATGATCGGTAACGTTATCGGCAAACGTTCTTTGTATTTCAAACAACTGTTTATTGTCTTGAATAGGTGCATATGTTTGTTGCCATTGCTGAAAAAGATCTGCATTTAACTGACCAACCTTCTTATACTTGTCTCTTAAAATGTTTTCATCTAAACTCTTACCAACATACTCGTTTTTAAAACCTCTAACTGTTTCATATTGATCATTTAATACTAACTTTTGATCATTCTTAGTAGCTAATTCAATGTTAGCTTGATTGTTAAACTCTTTAAATGAACCTGAATAATGTGTAAACTTTAAATTCTCTTTTAAGTCGGTATTAACAATTTCAATGCTACCGCCTTTTTGATTTAAAACGTATTTGTTTCTATATGTTTCAACATTTACATTATAGTCAGTATTAGCACCTGTTTTGTTTTCAAACGTACCAGGGTAATCACCGCTTTCAAATATACCTGACCAATCATCAACCCCGTACACGGTAGCAAAGTAAACCGGTGATATAGGATTGCCTTCCCTAAAGAACACCCAAACGTGACTACCTACCGTTGGTACACTAAATGAACCTTTAGCTCTATTTGAATATGTGGAAGGTACATATTGATAAGCTAACGGATTGGGTCTATTAATATTATCACTTGCATTAACAAATGCATCAGTTAGTCTATAAGATTCCTGTTCATAGAAAGAACCTGGTTTGCCAGGGGTATCTGCTGCTGAATTTGTAGATTGAGAAAACGAACTATAGAAATTTGCATCAGAAATGTTAGCAAAATTGTTATAATCATTGAACCTGCCACTGCCACTTTCACCGATCAAAGGTGCAGCACATTGTGCCCATGGTAATATAAGCTTCAACTCTTCTAAAATGCTTGTAACGTGTTGACTGTTTGATCCCCCTGAAAGAGCTTGTGACAGGACAGAATTAATATTAGCTCCCATAAACTTGAATGACTTGTTCGTGGAGTTATTAATCCATTGATTGTATACTGTAGGTGATATATGTGGTACAAAAACTTTTACTTTACCTGCTTGATCAGGATCGTTATTCTGTATTACTATACCAATATAATTACCGTAATATTTTTTCATATTAACAATTTAAAGATAAATTTTGTAAACTTGACATTGTTGAGTTATGTGCTGCTACTGTAGCAGAATTGCTAACTGAACTTAAAGCAAAAGATGATGCAGAAGATATTGCACTATTTGTAGCATTACCTATAAATGAATTTAATTGGTTAACATCTTCTGATAATGTTTTAGCAACACTATTAGTAATACCTGAAACACTTACACTATTAGCTGCCTGGTTAATGCTTGCTTGTAAATTTACTGTTTCGACTAACTGTGTAAAGCTATCAGATATTGAACCAATTTCACAGTTAATGAAAGCATTAACTGCTGCGTACTCTTTACTTAACAGACTAGATATGCCATTAAATTTGTTAAGAAATAACTGCGGTAAACTTTTAAATGAAGTTGATAAGCTTTGTACTTGCTTTAAACTTATAGGCAACTTGCCTGTTATTTGTCCTAAAGCATTGTTTACTACCCCGGTTACTAACGTTTTAATGCTATTTGCAGAGTTTTGAAATGCTGCATTAACATTACTAATTTGTGTTTTTAACGAAAAATTTTGCAATACAGAAGGCGTAATTGCCTGTAACTGTTTAGGTAATTGCGGCAGTACTGGGTTATTGGCTAACTTAGATAAACATGACATATTAATATTTAACACTATATTGATTTTATCAAAGTGGTATTATAATAAGATATGGATCATAAAATATTAGTTTCGCATGAGTCTCCTATAACCATTTTACAGGACTCGAAGAGTTATAATGACTACGATTATGCTTTGGTGCACTTATTTACTAGTCATCCAAACTATTACGAATTTTTTAAACAGTCATTATTAGAAGGTAGACAGGTACTACTCGATAATAGTATATTTGAGTTAGGTAAAGCTTTTGATGCTGATCAATATGCTAAGTATGTAAAAGAATTAAACCCCTCATTCTATATTGTTCCAGATGTTTTAGAGGACGGTTACGCTACGGTAAAGAGTTTTAGTGACTTTGTAGGTAAGTATCCTGACTTACCAGGGCTTAAGATAGGTGCAGTGCAGGGTAGAACTTATGATGAAATTGTCGACTGTTACAAGTATATGTCTGAGTACTCAGATTATGTAGCAATTAGTTTTGACTTTTCTTACTATCTTATTTCTGGGCGTGGCAAGAATAAACTTGAAAGATGGTGTTATGGACGTCAAAAGTTAATCAAAGATCTTATTGATGACGGGATATGGAATTGGAGTAAGCCACATCACTTACTGGGATGTTCCTTAGCTAAGGAATTTAGATACTACGTTGATGAAGAGATCACTAATATTAGAAGCTGTGATACCTCTAACCCGGTAGTAGCTGGTATTAAGGGACTTAGATATAATGGAGATCTAGGATTAACAGATAAACCTTCCGTTAAGTTAGCAGAATTAATTGATCATAATGTTACTGCAGATGAGATGGAAGATATCAATCACAATACTAAATCATTTAAACAAATATTAAAACGATGATAATTGCATTTACAGGAGCTCAAAGTTCGGGTAAGAGTACTCTTCTTAATAAGATGAGAGAAGATGAGTATTTTAAAGATTGGAATTTTGAGGCTGAGATAACTAGGATGTTAAAAGAGAAGTATGCGTTAACTATTAATGAGGACGGTGATAATTTTACGCAGATGATTACTATTCATAGTCATATAGATAATTACTTGAAGAATAGGAACAAAAACTGCGTGTTAGATCGTTGCTGTATTGACGGGTTGGTATATACGACTTATCTTTCTTATACTAAGAAGGTGGATGAAGAGTTAGGGTATTATGCTGAATATATTTGCAAGAAACTTATAGGTAAGTATGATATTATTTTTTATACTGATCCATCTATTCCATTAGTAGATGACGGGGTGAGAAGTACTGATGTTGAATTTAGGAATAAAATAATACAGTTATTTGATTTCTTTATTGAGCATTTTAATACTGGTAATGTTGTAAAGTTATCAGGTGATGTGGAACAGAGATATAATATTATAAAGAGTGAAATTAAAAAACGAACAAAATAATTTATGAGTAATCAAGTACTAGACAATTCTAATATTAGTAAACATTTAGGTAAAACATCTGAATATAAAAATACATATGATAAAGCTTTACTTGTAAGAGAACCAAGGCAAAGTAACCGTACGTACCTAGGTATTGAAGATGCTAATTTACCTTTTATTGGCTTTGATACTTGGAATGCTTATGAGTGTTCCTTCTTACTCAATAACGGATGCCCAGTAACTGGTGTTGCAAAGATTTGTTACCCAGCTGATAGTAGGTACATTGTTGAGAGTAAGTCCATTAAACTATACTTTAATAGCTTTAATATGGAGAAGATGGGCGGTAATATGCGTGATGCTATTCTTAACTTTAAGAATACAGCAAGTGCTGATTTATCCGATTTATTAGGAACACATGCACGTGTTAGCTTCTTACCAGGCTTCTTGGTTGATAAGACAGATGTTAGTGCTCATGATTATTATGATAAAGAAATCTTTAAGACTGTTGAAAACGTGATTGATGAACAGCAGTTAATGCAGGTTAAGTTTGATACCTATACTGAAACACCTGAACTATTACAGCAAGATATTAGAGTAGTAGCTAATGAAACAGAGCAATACTTCCATTCAGGTTTACTAAAGAGTAATTGCCGTGTTACTAGTCAGCCAGACTGGGGTGATGTTTATATCTATATGAAGTCCACTTCTATAGTAGATGAAGTATCATTATTAAAGTATATAGTATCATTTAGAGATGAATGCCATTTCCACGAAGAGATATGCGAATGCATCTATAAACGTTTATCAGATATCTTTAAACCATCAGAGTTATTTGTAATGTGTTTATATGCTAGAAGAGGTGGTATAGACATTAATCCCGTAAGAGCATCTGATCAGAAACTAATGTTCAGACTAAGTAAGAACTTATACGATATCTACGGACCGCACGTGAAGACGTCAAAACAATAAGACAATAAAAACCCCGGTATCTTTTGAATACCGGGGTCGATTTTAATTCGTTTGTAACGACTAAGTTTAATCTTAGAAGTATACTGATTGTGTCGCAGGTGTGAAAGCCTGGCCCAATCCCGAGATTAGAATCACATGGTAGTAAAGATTTGCACCAAAAATGTTATCTACAACACCATAACGTGTTAATAGACCAACTCTTGGAGCAAAATCATTCTGACCGATGGTGCGTTGTACCATTACAGGAATGTAAGGGCAGTAGATGATACCTGTATCATAGAACTCTGGACCCTTGTAGCCTAATAAGGCATACTCAGGACGTGTAGTTGAAGGTACTGAGCCGTATTGACCGTTCAGATAGTTACCTTCAGTACGAGTATCGCGGTAAACGTTGAAACGTCCACCTAAATTACCTACCTTAGCAACGCCGACTGGCTGTGTATTTACATTACCTTGGACTGGTACCCATTGGAATTCAGGTAGCATTTCAAGGATTGCAGCAACGCGAGGAGTACAAACAACAAAGTTTGCAGCACCACGACGATTACGAACAGCAATACGGTTTGCTTCGATAATTAATCTTTGATAGAAGTCACGATTACGTTCTACTAACCAGCGACCGTCTGCGGAAGCTGGGGACCAAACAGAGTAACCGTTGCCAAAACCTGCGTTAAGAGCAACTTGGATCATTCTGATTAACATTTCACGGTCGATTTCTGCCTGAATTTCGTACGACATAGCGTTCGTTAATTCGGTGTCGATATCGATACCATTCATGTTCTTTAAGTCCTGTTCGAGTTCAACTGACCAGCGAGCGCCTAAACGGCGAGTACCAGCTTCAACAGCAGTCTTTTCAAACGAAACTTCGAATGTTGGAATAGCATTCGTTAATTCAAAGTTTTGTAAGAGAGCAGCAACACCGTTATCGGTACCAGCAGTTAGCCATGAAGCTAAGTTGCTATAATTGTTCGAAGCAGCTCCGGAAAGAGCAGCTGACGAAGCACCGGTGTAAGCAGTGTTTAAATACTGGTAACCAGCTTCTGTGTTAGCAGCAGCAGCTAGTACGCCAGCCTGTCCTGTTGGAGTCGTTGTACCTGAACCAGCACCGTCATTCGTGCCAAGTGTTT